ATGGGGCACATATCCTGTAATTACATCATTCCATTTGACATTTACAGGAACAGCGTCGTCGTCATAATCTACAACACCGAAACCGTTCTGTTTAAGCACTTCTCTGTGGATATTATCAGATTGCTTACTAATTCCCATGATTAAATCGCAACTACCGTAAAATGGTGCGTTCCACATTGGATAAGGTAAATCATCCCAAATAGAGTAATAAACTAATGGAATATTATAAGTAGTTTTAATCTCATGCTCTAATGCATACAACCAAGTCCAATAACGAGGATCGGTGAAATGAAAAATTGCATCCGGCTGTTCTTGATTAAGAATTGCAAATAAAACATTGCGGTCTCCATAACCTGACCACGGAATCAATTTAACATCGGCATCTGCTACTCCAGTTTCTTGAGCAACATTTTGAGACAAGTCCACACCTTTGCCATGTTCCGGATGTTGTAAGGCAGCACCTAATTGTACCCAATCATAATGATGAACGGTGTTGTAAATGATTTCTTTGCTAATCGTGCCAATGCCAGATGGTAAACGAAAATCATCTGCTAATAACAGAATTTTTTTCTTTTTAGGCTTGTTCAGATCAATTTTTTGTAACTTTGGTAATTCCATTTATTCCTTTTTATAACTTTATTATAAATATACGCTAACCTAATATAACCACCGGTTTTTCCAGCTTTTTAACATTGTTATATGCTGTTTGAAGCACCGGGTCTAATTTAGATTCATTGTTTAAAATCATCATGTAATCACAACGTTGTGCAATCAATTTCATGCGATGATGTAATTGTGAAAAATGATATGCTTTGCCGTAATAAGTTTCTGGCATTGCTGAATACATATTGTATCCTGAAAATGAAGGATTGAATTCTTCATATTGCAAACCAAACTCAATTGCATATTTTTTAATCATATGATTTGCACCCTCATTGCCTCCGGCGCCTACTACAACTAATTCGTCACCAAACTGTTGTTTCAATCTTTGCAAAGTCTCTTGTACTTTGCGTTTATTCTGCCAATTGGTATTTCCTATAACTGCTATTCGTTTCATATTTTTTCGTATGAAAATTTAACGCCCTTTGGCATATGACCATAAACTGTTCGGAGTGCTTCTTCTAACAATTTTTTATTTGCTTTGCTATTCGGGTCGTCATGGTTAGTACATAACGTATATTCTTGAGTAGTGAAATGCGTACCAGGCCACGTTGGATGGTTTTTCATTTCAAATTGATAAACATATACGTGTTTGTGTTGAAACATACTATAATATATGAAAATTTATTCGCGAATCCTATTTTCTTTAGGACAATTTGCATAATCTGTTTTGAATGGACAATACTTACAATTCTTATCGCCTTTGCCTGATATTGCCATGTATGAAGCTTCAGCATTTTTATTGCCTTCAGCATCAAAACATTTTTCAACAAATGCATCAATTTGTTTCTGCACTTTGCGTTGGGTAACTGATCCGGATGATGGACGATAATTTTGGATTCGCTTTTGCGGAAACATTGATTCTTCAATGAGCTTACGTTTCACAATGAAGAATTCAACATCAATATGATCAACAGGCGTTCCAAACTGTTTTGAAAAATAATTCTTGTAAGCAACCAATTGGGCTGCCTTTAAGCTATCTGCTTTTTGATATTTATTCCAACCGCCGCGTGATGTTTTAATATCAAACAAAACAATGTGACCAGTTACTGTATTACGCATTACTACATCAATGAAGCCATACCAATATACGGAAGGATTCTTTTCAGATGCCTGGGTGCATAAATCCAATTCAATTCCTACTAATTCCCAATTCTTGCTAGAAAAATATTGTGCTCTGCGTTTCTTGAACCATTCTAAGATAGCAACACCATCTTCAAGATATTCTGCTAATTGCAATGGATTAGAGAAATGTTCTCCACCCATTTCAGTTACACACTTAACATATTCTTCTCGAAGCTTGTTTTGCAATATGCTACGAAAATCTAAATTCTCTGCTTTCTTTACAGATTCTGTATACATTACTGTAAGGAAATATTGAAATGTCTCATGGAAGGCAGTACCAAAGGTTGTGTCAATGGATGCTTGGAATGGAGCTAACCCATCAATGTAGGCAAGTTTCCAAGACATAGGACATCGCTCATACATTGACCATTGTGAGTAAGATATTCTTCTTGGTACCGTTTCTGGGTCACGTAGTGATAGACGGTATATAGGTGCAATATAAGATCCTTGTTTCATACTATTAATATAAGAAAAATAATTCAAGAACACAAAAAAAGCTCGACATTTCTGCCGAGCTTATTATTATTTTGAATATAATTAATCTACAGAGCTCCAAAGATCATCGATAATATCAGCTATCATTTGCATTGCTGGCACATTACTTGGATCAGCTTTAAGTACGCCAATTACATTTTTAATTACATCTTGATTTACTTTCTGTATACTATTAATTTCATCTTTCACGATGCTTATATGTGACCCATAGATGTCATTATCCGGGTTTTTTGCAGCACGTTCTTGACTCCATTTTAATTTTTCATATACATCAACAGTTATGTATTTTAATAGATTTTGCGCAACTTTAATTGCTTCTTTTCCATTTTTTGTTCGTATAGCTAATTCCATATCAGATGCCAAATCTTCATATGAAATTTCATTGCTATATTCTGGACGATTATGTAAATATTCTCCGTCTTGCATATCAAACATATCCAATTGTTGTTCGATTAAATTCTTCGTATTAAAACGACGCATATTTTCTGCTAAGATATTTTCTAATTTTTTCATTATTACCTTTAAAAATTTAATATAAATATCACTTAAAAAAAAAATACTATTTTAATTATTCTGATAAATCTTGTTGAATGACTGATAAAACTTCATCAAGCACCATTTGCTTACGATTATCCATTTCTTCATAATATTCATCAGTCCAACACCCATCCGAATCTTTATATTCATCCATTTCATCAAAATCTGGGTGATGATATTCAACATCCCGAAATTCATGATTAGATCCGCCAGCACCAATGAAATTATATCCTTCATCTTCAAAGGTAACTTGCATAATGGCACCTTGGTAACGATCCCGAAGAAAATCAGATAATTTGAAGAATAATCCTTCCGGGAAGTCCCATGCTGATGTCATATTGATATGCACTTCATCATCATAACGATCAATGTCATCAAAATACATCCATTTGGCGCCAATATTGTCAATCCACCATTGTCTTGTATCTTCATTATCTTCCCAAAGATTATCAATCATGATGTTGCAACAAGCTTCAATTCGTTCGCCCCATGTTATATTTTCATTGACTGGCAATAACCCAATCCATTCTGAAAAATCAATAGCATCAGCTTCTGAACTAAATGTGATGTTGAAAAAACTATAAACGTGATTTGCCATAAACTTTTTTTATATTATAAGTAATTACTTGTTAGAATCCAATTGTTCTTTCAAATAAATGTCAATAAGATCTTTTGTTTTGGTTAAATCTTGTTCAAAGGAACCTTTGTGCCGGCATCTTACAATGCGTTTAATGATGTCAAATTCATAGGTATTCAAACCCCACTCTTCTGCAAATTTATAAAGGCTATCCTTGCCTTTGTAATGTGATTGCGTATTTACGCTCATTTGATTCCTTTCAACATTTTCTTTTTGTCGCCTTCGCTATATCCGTACAATGTTAAAATGCGTTCGCAACTTGTTTTATCCATTAATTCAACATAATCTGATGCTTCAGATTTGCTTACTTGATAATGCTCAGCAATTTGTGCAACTAATTCTTTATCAAACTTATCCTCGCTTTTGCCTTTTATGTATTTTGCAAATGCCTTGTTATTTGGCAGTAATTCATAATACAATTTGTATGTCTCTTGCGGACGAAGTAATCCAATTGTATATGTCTGAAATTCATTGATCAATTCCGTTAATTCCATTCGCATTGATAAGAATCGATTCATCATGTAAGGACTGAATGCTTTTTGATCCATATCAGACCATTTTGACCATTCTTTCTTTTTATGAGTTACCCCATCAATGAAATCAAACATTGTAGCTGCTTTACGTTTTTCTTCTGCCATTATAGATTGTATTTTTTACGATATTGTTGTTCTAATTGTTCACCCATTCCTATTTCTAGTATAACTGCCTTATCCGGTATTCCTACTAGCTTCTTTGCATCTAAAATATCATCTATAGATTTATTTCGATATGATTTCATTTTTGTGTTTGCATTGCTTCGATTAGAAGTCTTAAACACAACGGTAACTAAATCTTTGTGATATGATATTGACATTAGATTTCCCCAAGAATATTTACAAACATTGCCATTATGTTGATTTCTTTGTCTACAACTGATGCATCTTTGAATTGAGATTCTGCAATAATCAAAATGCATGGTGCAACATGTCCCGTTGCAAACTCATCCAAATTATCATACAAGAATGTATATAATGGTGTGAAATCTTTTACTTTGCTATCTGCAACAATTTGACGAATTTTTATGAAAGATGCTTTTTTGTCTTTGGCATTTTTCAATACTTCCAAAATTTCAGTCATATAATTTGCTTGAATAGCACTTGCTTTATCTAATTGCAATTTTCCATTAACAACTGATGCTTGTGCTGCATTAAGTGCTCGACGAATATCTGGATATGATGCATTGATAATTGCTGCAACATCTTTGATATCATATTCAACACCTTTTTCATTCAAAACTGCAACTAATCGTTTAGCTACATCTGGTTTGCCTGGAGGTGTGATTGCAAATGTTTGACAACGAGATTGAATTGGATCAATAATCTTTTCAACATAATTACATGTTAAAATGAAGCGTGTTGTTTTGCTGTATGTTTCCATTAGGTTACGCAATGCTGCTTGAGCATTAGGCGTAAGATAATCTGCCTCATCCAAAATAATGATTTTCCAACGCTTAAATCCTACGGTTGATGCATAACGCTTAATCTTATCACGTACTGCATCTACTGAGTTTTCATCTGATGCATTAATATACATTAAATCAGCATCAACGCTATTTGCAATAATCTTGGCCAATGTAGTTTTGCCAGTACCTGCTGATCCGTAAAATAACAAATGCGGTACATCTCCATTTTCGATAAAAATTTTAACTTTTTCAATGATATGCTCATTGCCAATATAACCTTCTAATGTGTCAGGGCGAAATGATTCAACCCAAAGTGTGTTTTCTTGTTGTCCAAACATATTTTATTTATTTACCTGTTGATCCGAAACCATTTGTTCCTCTTAGAGTACTTGTTGTTAATTCGCCTACTGCTTGCCATTGAGCGTGTTCTACTTTTGCTACTACCATTTGTGCAATACGCTCTCCTTTAATAATAGCATAAGGTAATGTGCCATGATTAATTAAAATCACTCCTATTTCGCCTCGATAATCTGCATCTATCGTGCCTGGTGAATTTAATACAGTAACGCCGTGCTTAAGAGACATTCCGCTTCTAGGACGAATTTGTATTTCATAACCATATGGTATCTCTACGAATAAACCAGTTTTGACTAATTTATATTCACCTGGATTCAAAATACCATCTTCATTGCTGCGAATATCGAGACCTGCACTTCCCCCAGTTTCATATTGAGGAAGTGCATTGTCTGATTTATTTACTATCGATACAATCATATTAATTTTGAAGCATTACTAACCAATAAGTAGATTCAAAGTCGGCACCAGTAAATTGAATACGAGCTAAACCATCTGGAGATACTTTTAATTCTCC